TCCTGGACCCATCACGCAAACCGGCCGCCAGTGTAGCACACACCGACGGCCGCAGGCTTTTGTAATCAAGGATATGATAATATTCGGCAAAATCACAGATCAAAGCGTCCTCGTCAAGGTTTATGAACCCTGCGAGGACTGTGAGTTTTTTATCTCTTTGAGAGAGTCGATGATCTCCATCACCTCGTTAAACATGGCATCCTGGGAACAGGCTCCCTTGTTTTTGCTCCTGATATGCTTTACAAGCGCTTCCTCTTCGTCTCCCAGAACCATACTGACAAACTTGACTGTGCCCCGGAGTACCCTTGATGCATCTCCGCTGTCCATGTCAGCTATTGCCTTCATGATTTCCCAGTCGTCGAGTACAGCCTCGTTCACGTCGAATTTAAACCCGCTTTTTGTTTTGCCTTTCATAGATCCTCCTTATGACTCCCACTTGGCGTAGAGAGTGATGTCCTCCGTCACTATGTCATTCTCAAAGTCCCATTCGTTTACAAAGGTGTCCTCTTTGTACCATCCTCCGAATGTATAGTCGGTCTTTGTCGGATCGGCAGGCTCCGTGGCTGTTGTTCCGTCCTCAACGACCTGAGCCGTAACCGCTGTTCCGCCGTTGCTGTCAAAGGTTACTGTGTGAGTCACGATGGGGCCTTCAGGCTTCTGTATGTACTCATAGTGAGTAACCTCATTCTCATCAGGTGCGCAGAAGAGCGTAGTGGTATAAGCTATCGGAGTGTTGATGGCATATGTTATCGTGTCAACGTTCGTTACGCTTCCTTTGGGGATGACGATCCTTTTAAGATATCCCCCCTGAAGGACCATATCGATCACCACGACATGCTTCTGCTGCTGGCTGTTATTGGAAATGATCGTGACCCCTTCTGTCAGATCGCCGGTGACGTTCTCATCGCCGTAAACATGCTTTAACACGTTTATGTTCAGTGCTTCGATCAGAGAGTACTGAAAGGTGTCTTCCTTTGACACCTGCACATTCATAACCGTTGACCCGCCCCACTCTTTTATTGCCTGTGTCTCAGTGTTGCTGCTGTTTGTCAGTCCGGCATCGGAAATATAGCCAAGGTTCTCAAAAGCGGGGTTAAGCTCCGCTAATGCGCTTTCAGGTATGGGGGTGCCAAGCGGAGCGACCTTTATGGACCCGCCGACCTTGGGCTTTGCAACGCTGATGTTTGCTGTGTTATTGTTAAACATCGTTTTCCTCCTTAATAGTGTGTGATATCAAATACCGCCTGATAGCGGTATTTCTTTGTTGTTGTGTCTGTGAAGTTATAGTCTGAATTCAGATTGCATCCGCCGATCTCGTCGAGGTCTGCCAGACCTGACATTGCTGTCTTGACCTCTTCGTTCGTGCTGATGGTCTCCACAAGCGTTTTTGCATAAGTCTGCACTGCAATGGTTGCTGTTTTGAGATGATCATACATAGAAGAACCGGTTTTTTGTATAACAAGAAATCTGTCCTGCTGCTCTGAAGGAAATTCCAGGTAGCAGGGTATGCCGGTATGTGATTGAAGATATTCAAGCACTGTTTTTTCGATCATTTTAATGCCCTCAAAATGGTGTTGTTTTCGCTGTTCTCTTTCCTTGCTGCATAGGTGACGGCCGCAACCTCGGCGTTGACACGGTTCTTTCCGGTGTGGGTCGTTACCTCATAGCCGGATCCCAGACTGCCTGCTGTAGCGTCGGCGTGTTCTTTACATATTGCCATCATTTCAGACGATCTGAGCAGTTCTCTGACTCCTGCCCGGTTCAGCTCAATCTTTACCGCCATACCGTTCCACCTTAACCTTTTTGTTCCACATGAGAGGGATATTTTCCTCGATTCCCGCTGTTGCTTCCCCTATCGTCCGGTACCTTCCGGAGAAAGGCGGCGGAAGTATCACCTCCGTGTCCGTCCAGTCGTGGGTGTCGCCCTTGGGGATGGCCAGCATATATGCAACGTGCTTACCGTGGAGGTTTAGTGTGTTTATCACATCGTCTGCAGAGGGTTCCCCTACGAGTACGTTGCTGACCTCCTCTTCGGACTCTTCATACACGGGAGCATTTGCCCAGTCATATCCTGTCTGAGTCTTTTTTATTATCTTGATGGTTATCCCTTTGATCATCTTATGTCCGATGCTCCATAAAATTCCAAGACACCGTATCTCTGACGCAACAGCCCCAGTCTCTTAAGTTCCGTCTTTTTAATGAATATGCCGCCTCCCGGCACCAAATATGTTCCCGAAACCGAATATCCATTAGCAGCCTGGCTCATCTGTACCATTGGTTCGCTGTCTGTCGATGTCATAAGCTCCCTCATAACCACGTCCACGGTTACAGATTTTGCAACAGAAGCAAGCTCTTCAGACCCTGACACCATTTCATCAAGATCTTTCCCTACCTTGCCGGCTTCATATCTCAATGAATCGCACACGATAGGAATGAGCGTTCCCGCTCTTTCCGCCTCTTCTGCTGTCAAAGGCCTCTTCAGTGCTATCACGTCATCTACTGTTGCATAATCACTCATCATTTTTTCCTCTTGGCTGTAGCTCTGGTTTCCTTATCGCCCTCAGTTCTCGTGTTCTGTTTGGGTTCGGTCACCTTCGACACAGGCTTCCACCCACCGCCCGCTATTTCGCAGGCGGTGGTGATGGTGGTTTTGCCGTTTGTGTAGGTGAACATCACTGGTTATCGATGATGGCGAACGCAGCAGGGACGAGAATGCTGAATCCGATGTATGCCTCAGCTCTGAGATATACCTGGTTGTGGCCCTGAAGATCCCCAAGCGCAGCATTGTTGTCAGGGTTACCAAACTCGATGACCTTAACAGGGATCTGCTTAGCATAGCCCCACTTGAAGCAGTTCTGGAAGTCTCCGACGATGGAAAGATCGTCCGATCCACCGAATGCTACGGTGCCGTTGACCTGAACAGGAAGACCCTTGATGGTTCCGGGAGCAGAGCCCCATGCAAGTTCGGGGAAACGGGGCTGTGCGTTGTCGGTTCCAAGTGTAAGGGCTGCGAGGGCAGACCTAAAAGCAGGTGCCATTGCGGCACCGTTTACTTCCCACTCGGCGCCCTGCACTGCCGCGATGGCTGCCTCCATGTGATCATTGGCATCTCCGGCAGCTGTCTGGTGATGGATCCTGGTGATGGGTGTAGAGGGAGTTACTTCTGCAAGATCAAAACAGTTGTTGCCGATGATGGAAGAGGCTGTCCCTGTTCTGGGGTTAACGCCGTGGAATGCCATGATGTCGAGACCTCTTGCGAGCTTCTTTGCAAAGCCCTCGGTGAAGGCCTGAAGGATGTTCAGCTGGAAGTCTTCGTTTTCCTGCATGAACTCATCCGATACACGGGTACCGTACTCCACCTTGAAGGGCACGATGGTTCTTGAGCTGATGGTAGCTCCGCCGTTAGACTTCGCGCCGTTCTCGGCCACGATGTCAATCTCGGAATCCATATCGAAAGTGAATTCCTTGTTGCCATTGAAGGCAATGGGGGTAGCTCCGCACAGGTTTGCGATCGCCGACTTGCCTTTTACGAGATTTACCATCCCGGTTACGAGTTCCTCCGGAAAAAGGCCGGTTCCTTTAGAGATAATGCTGCTCATTTACTAATCCTCCTTATGATTTTAAGCTGCTCAGCAGGGTCTGATATCCTGCCTTTGTGTTGTCTGCTCCTCCGGCAGGCTCTGTGCTCTTTGCCGGCGCCGCAGATGTCTTCATCTTGCCTATCGTTTCAGAAAGTGACTTAGCGTCTGCTCTGATCTCCTCCTCGTTCTCTCCTGTGAGACGGGATGCCAGATTGTAGTCAAGGCCTGCTTCGTGGGCTATCTTGATCCTTAAAGCAGAGGTTTCGTGTTTCTTCACGGTGCCTTCAAGCTCCGCGATCTTCTTATCTTTTTCCTCCGACCCTTTAAGCTTCTCAGCGTAGTCCGCGATCTGCTTCTCATAATCCGCCGCTTTGGTCTTCAGGTCGTCGTAGTCCGCATACTTTTCCGCGACCTTCTTTGCCTGAGCCTCGCGGTCTCTTGTGAGCCGGTCTTTGATCGCTGCATCAAATTCTTCCTGCGTTGTGATAGGTGTAAATTCTGCCATTGTGTTATCCTTTCCCCACTTATCCGCGTGGTGAGCGTAAAATTGTATTAAAAAAGAGCCTTACGGCTCTTCTCTAATAGCTTACCTTTTGTTTCTTTCTTTTCTTTACACGGGTGCATGCCCAGAGGGCTAATATCATCGAGTCCATGAGGCTGATATCAATATCCTCCTTCAGACTCTTGAATCCGAATCCGCCGTTTGAGCCAATGGCTCTCTTGTCGCAATTCGTGACCGCCTGTGTGAGGGAGGGCTGACCGGCATGTCTGATCTCCTTCGCCTCAAGGGATTGTTCAAATACCGCATTTGCTGTAATGACTTCCTTGACAGTCGGGAGCACCGGTATCGGTTTGATTTTAGCTGAATGCATCTGTTCTTTCATGAGCTGCTGACCGCTGGCTCCATCTATGATGACCTGAGCCACATCTGCAGTCTTCAGGAACTTAAGCATCCAGTTGTCTCCGTTCCGGATCGGCCGGCAGTCGATTGCTTCAACAAATATCTTTCCGGTTGCCGTTCTCACAGCCACGGACATTGACACATTCTCTCCATCCTTGCCGTACTTGATCCCTACGCAAAGCCTGCCATCGAATTTCGGTGTGGTCTTAACCTTTAATGCCTCCCATTCTGCTTCAGAAATGGCTGACTTAAGATCGTACTCGATCCACAATCCGAGACGCTGGATGTTAAAATCAAGCGTGTCTCCCGTGATCTCTGCGGCAATGTCTCTCTCCTTCAGGGTGATTCCGAGTGCCGGGTTCGTATCGTACCACGCATCCCTGTCATAAGGGTCGTGCTGATTCTCTACCGACCACTCTTCCCATCCGGAATCAGTCGTCTTTCCTGCCAGGATATCTGTTCGCAGGCGTCTGAATACATCGCCGGAGCTTACAGCCGTTGGTGGTGTTCCGAGCATAATGATCTGCGGATTCTTTGATGCTGTGACAATATACTTAAGGGCGGTCTCCTGATCGTCCTGGTACTCCTGTGCCTCATCTATCACAAGCAGATCATAGCCTTGACCGAGTCCGACCTTTGAGGTTCTGGTCCGGTACTCTATGCGGCCTCCGCCTGTCACGAATATATGCTCTCTGCCGTTTGCTCTGAAGGTGTGCTCAATGGGAATGCCGGCCTTCTTCAGAAGTTCGTAAAGCGCTTCCCAGGAGCTGTGCGCCGTATCCGTGCGGTGTGCTGTGTGAAGGATCTTTTCTCCGTGGAGAAGTCCCCACATCTCCCTTGCGTAGACACTCTCGGTCTTACCGTTTCGTCTGGATACTGCGTATCCGAACTTGATGTGAGTCCACAAACCTTCGTCTGTGACGGCCATCATGTTCATGAGGACGCCCCGCTGCCACTCCATGAGCTCTCTGCCAGTTAAAGAATAGAGCTTCGCTGCCTCTTTTCCTCTGGTTTCCGTGTATGGAATTATCGCGGACTGAGTGGGCTGCTGGCTTCCGATCCGTGCCATAAGCCCTCCTTCCTCAGCCCTGCATTATCCGCATATCGGGTGATCTGTTCCTGAATCTCATTGGTTCTCCTTATTTTGCATAATAAAAGCACCGGGGTCTCCGATGCTTTAAATGTGATTTTATGGCAATATAAAAGCACCGGGGATTTCCGATGCTCTTATGCATTACACTTTTCTATCCAGTCTTTGTGTTCTTCTTCGGTCATACCACTGTCTATCTCTCCGCGTTTGTATGCCTCTTCAGTCTCTATGTACTTTTCCAAATCCCTCATCATATCCTCATATGTCATGGTTTTGTCCTCACGATTATATGATTTCCCTGCTGATATAATAGCTCGTATTCTACATCTTTGTCAAACAGCATTTCGCGTTGTCCCGGGTATGCGCTCAATTCCTCGATGTAAGCTGCATTTGTTCCTTTAGCCGCATATATGGTGATTTTATATTCTCCATCAAAAGATCTGCTTTGCGCGACAGTTGTGCTGAAAAATTGATTGACTTTTCGGCTATCGCCTACCTTCATTCCCTCAAAAGGGTTGTGGTTCGATCCTCTATAGCAAGCATAATCACTCTGAAGTTTCGATGCTTTCAGGGCACTTGATATTATTTCTACCTGCTCTGTATAATCTTTTTCCCCTTTGTATCCATTCCTGGTAAACGTATTTATTCTCTCATAAAACTTAGGAGCAGAGTCGTTCTCGTTGTATGTATACTTCTGTATCAATTGTCTTTGTGAATCATTAAGTCCCTTTATCCAGTCCTTTGATTGCATTCTGGCAAGTGGCACCGCGGTTGCTTGCGTTACTGGTTTAAACCCTCGCAACGGATCGTGAGAAATCATATACTCCTCAGTGTCCTCGTCTCCGGTCATAAAATGTACATTATGTCCGAATAATCTTACTCTTTCTTGTCTTTTTCTCAATGTTTCTTCGACATTTGCCAGATTCTCTCTAACCCTTTCCGATTGTGATTGTGAATATATCTTCTTTGACCAGACATCTTGGAATTTCCCGCCATCAACATATTCTACCGTGCAGTTACAGTTTGAATGCCGTCTGTACACATCTTTCGGAACGTCCGGGTATGAATACGTTCCGGCCAGAGCCCGGCACCAGGGACAGGTTTTTCCGAAGGCTGTGCGCCTGATCTTGGGATGAAGCCCACTCTTTCCCTGGAACTCGACATTCTTTTCGAGGGTATGATCCACCACATTCTTCGAGAATGTCTTTACCGGCTCATCCAGGATCCACTTTATCTCTTCAAAGGGCTGTGAGGATACCCGATCTATAATTCCCTGTGCTCTTTCGGCATCGAATTCCGCTTCCAGAGGCTTTATCCCAATACCTGCGGTCTTGTTGACAGATCTCTGGGCGCTGACCGCTGCCCTTGATGTCAGATCATGCTCTTCAAGAAGCATCGGGCGGACTACCTTGTCGGCTATGTTGTAATACATCATACCGTCCGGCAGAACCTCGGGCGTTATATTGACACCGAACGACATTGAAAGTGCTTCTCCGACCCTTATGGCGTAATCATATGCCTCTTCGTAACTTCTGACTCCGCTTTTTATCTGTTCTCTGAGGGCTGCCGTCTGTTCTTCAAAACTCTTTTGAACTTTTTCAAGTAATTCCGGTGCTATATCCGTCATATGTTACATTCCTAAAAGGTCATGGATCTTGTCCTCGTCCAGGTATCCGGGCTGAGCCTGATTCAGTTTCAGTATCGCATCACCCAGAGTTCCGAGCTGAGACGCGTCCGGCTCAAAGATCGGATTCCATGCCGCGTGCGTAAGATAAAGCTGCTCGCGCTCATATGGGTAGTCATCCCTGAGGCATGCTGCGAGGTATCCGGCGTTTAAGAACGAGGATCCGAAACACTCCTGTGCTTTTCTGGCTGTAAGCCTCATAACTTCATGCTCTGCCTTGATGGCATCCGAGCTTGTGGGATTGGCTGTGTTTATGATCATGTCGGACATTGCGAGTCCTGTTTCCCTGCAGAACTCTCCTGCGAGCATTGTCAGCTGTTCGTTGAACGGTGTGGGAGATCCTGCGTTGAACTGTCCGAGCTTCGGACTCTCGCCTTCATCGTCCTTGGTGAACGACAGCATTGATGAGGCACTGGCTTTCCACTTATCCATCGGCTCGGCATCCTCGGAGAGTCCCGTAACATACTTCTGGGGAATGGAATAGTATTCTGCGGATATCTCGGATCTCTTGAGCGTTCTTGCCGCCATATCGGAGAGTTCCATTGCCTTTCTGGATATCCTGGAATGTCCGAAGGGTCTCATTGCGTCCGGTCTGTATATCACCGGGGCAAGGAGCGGATACGGTGCCGGATTGGATACCCTCCGGATCTCCTTTCCGTGATCGTAGTAAATGGTCTCTTCCGGGGTAAAATATGCGTCCCGGGTCACCTGTTTGTTGTCATCCCGTTCAAGTACAGCATATCCCTCCTGAAGGAGTCCCGTGAACTCATCTATGATCCCGGTGGCGTTGCCTCCGTCTATCACCTGAAGCCTCGGGATCTCTGATCCGCTGGGTGATACCACGATAAAGCAGCATGAGGATATGAGAGCCGACAGAATCGCCGAATTATACAGTACATCGGGATTGTTCATGTTGAATATCCCGGCAAGGTCAAAGTTGTCGTTTCTCCACCCGACAAATTGAAGCCTGTCCGCCAGGACATCGACAGCTTTGGTGCACCATCCATTCGTGTATTTTAAGTTGAGCAGATCTTCCGGCGTAGAAATACCGAAATCTCTTGCTTTGTGCTTCTGCTCGTAATATGCATACCTGAGTTCCACTCTGGGACGCTTTTTGTTCAGCTTGCTTTTTAAGTACCCAATACCTTTCAATTCAGCCATATCTTATTCCTTTATCTTTTCGAGAATGCTCTTAAGCTTCTCGGCCTTGTCATCTCCCGACCCTTCCGGCGGAAATAATTTATAGTATTCTCTTGCTGTGAGCAGGAGTTTGTCTTCCTCCATCATGATGTCCTTCCGCAGGTTCTCAATGATCCTGACCAGCGGAGAGGTCTTTTCTGTACCCGCTGCCGACTCGCAGATCATATCGTCCGGTCCTTTGATCTCCGGAGAAAGCAGTTCGTAGTCTGCCACGTACCCTGCATACCGTTTTATCTCATCGTCGAATTCCGGCAGATAGGTACCCAGATTTTTCATCTTTTCAGTGGTATTTCGTGACCAAAACGTGACTAAAACGTCTCGCTCCAGATTTGGGTCTGCTTCGGGGCTGTAACTCGCATCCTTGCTGCGTTTCTTTATCAAATTTCTCCTGATCTGTGCTTTTGTCATAAAAATAAGGAATCTCCTCTTTCAAAAAAAAATTTCTCGCGCGCGAGGTGTGTTTTTTTGTACA